TAATTTTACCATCTACAACATCTTGTAACACTTCGAACATTTTCTTATGGTGCTCTGCTACTATGAATGAGCGTTTATATTGGCATTTAAACATTAGTTTAGTATACTTTTCAAATGACGTAAGAGCCTCAAGGCGTAACATTTCTACAGGATTTACAGTTCCGGGCTTTGTGGCGTCTAATGCTGTTTCTTGCATTTCTTTAAGTGACTTCATTGCTATATTTTTACTTTATTAAGTTTTCACGTATAATCAGATATGCTTCACGACTTACAGGCACATTAGGAATAATGCCTGTTTGGAGTTGTTGCTGCTCAGGTAGATTAAGCTGCATTTGACCTTTTCCAAACACACGGTCCCAAAGCTTCTCAATTGTTTCTATATTGCCAAGTTTTGTATCTTCTTGCAAGCGCTTTATAACTGTTTTGATAACGATTGGTATCTTTTTATTGTTATACAGAGCCGCAAGTTGTGCCTCATTGCACGTTAACAAACAAGCCAATAAATTAGCCGTGTCCTGCTTTGTAAGTTGGACACTTAAATTGATATTAAGGCTAGTAAGAAGCTTTGTTATTTCAGGCCTTGATGCTCCTTGTAACTGAAGTGCTGAGCGTATAGCTGATGAATATGAACCTCTGCCCGAGTCATGGCGCTCTGCTAACTCAGTTGCTTTAAGTGGCTCTACAGTCTGAGCCTCAAGTGCCTCAATAGCCTCAACTCGTTTTTGCTGCTCTGCAATACGTTTGGCTTGAAACTCAGTTTGGCCATCTGGTATTTCTTCCAAGCCAAGTTCTTCTGCTAACGATCGGCGTTTTTCTTGTTTAGCTTGAAGGTTTTTAAGCTTCTGCTTTTCAAGATACTTAATACGAGCCAATTCCTTTGCATCGTATTTTGATTTAATGCGCGTGGCCTCTTGTTCTACGAGTTTGGATGTGTCTGGATTAGACATTCCAGGAACTATTGGCCTGTTTGGCAATATATCTGCTAATTTCTGTGCTATTTTATCTGTTTTCATATTGGCTATTATATTTTTGTTGTTTATTTGATATGGTTTTACTTTTTTCTTCTAATGCCATATCTTTCTTTATTTGGTTTTGTAATCGCCTATACTCTGTTGCTTTTCTAAGGTCTGGCTCTATAGTTATTATATCATCTGCATTATTAAATCTCCATACAGAACCATAGGCTATTCTCCGTTGGCCATTGCAACACATGTATATGGCG